CGGGCTGACAACAGGCACGCCTTGCGCAGACCGCGACCAGCTGTTCATAGCATCGCGTCGCTTCCGGCGTGTAGGCGTGCCCGGTTTTGGTCATGCGGGGTCGGCCCTTGCCGACTGGCGGTCCAGGAATTGTAAATTCTGTCATGCCGTTCCTCCGTTAAGCGTCTTTACCTGCCCGGCGCCGGACAGCTGTGCAAGCCTTTCCCGCACGTACAGCGGCACAAGCGCGTCCTGTTTTTCCCGGTTCATTTGCGTTTCGTATGCCTTGCGGAATTGCCCCCTGATGACGTCCTGTTCCTCGGACAGGCATAAGTCACGCCAGCCCATGCGCTCGGCGCATCGAGCAACTGGGGCGGGCAGAGAGGCAAAAGCATCCTGCGGACGGTTATATCCGTACTTCGTGATTGCCTTATGCAGCATCCCCCAGGCTTCATCCGCCCCGATCGACAGCTCCGGACATGATGCTTTCAGAGCTTCGGCGCGAATCTCGGCGATGGAGGGCGCGAAAACGTGGCTTGACGCATATGATTTGATCGCGGCTGCAACCAACGGGGCGGGTAAGTCCTTGACCATTTCGAACCAAGCGTCGCGGGCGAACTCGCCTGCTTCCGCATAGTTTTTCGCCGACTGTGGAAATAGCGTAGCCAGCAGTTTGAAAATGTCCACGACGTCAGCTTTCGTGATTGCGTCCATGTTCCTCCTCCAGCGTTCTCGCCATCAGGGCGTCGAGATTGGATAATGCTCTGCCGACCGCGCTTTGCGGCGCCGCCTTGTACGGCTGCTGTTGCACAGCGGATCTCCGCCCCTGCCACTCTCTTTGCGCGGCCTCGGCTCCGGCCAGCGTATTCACGCCAACCGACTGCCAGCGGAGAAGGATCGTCTCCACACCCCTCCATGACCGGATACCGGACAGCGCAGCTTGCTTAATGGCATAGTCGATCACATTGGCCGGAAGATCGTTCAGCCACTGGCTGATGCTCTCAGCCTCTATCGGGGTCGGAATGCGGATGTTTTGCTCATAGGTCTGGATCAGGGCAGAGAACTGCCCGTCACGAAGGGGCACCTTTTTCGTGGCTTCACGAAAATGGTCTTCGGGGTCCTCGCGCGTACACGCACATACGCCCTCGTGCGCGCGCGTTTCGCCGCCGTTGTCGTACTCTATATCTATCTCTTTCTCTATCTCTTTCTCTAGAGGCGTGACAGTCACGCTTTCGTCACGCTGTTGGGGCGAGGGTGTCACGCTAATGTCACGCGCTCGTCCTTGAAATATCACGCCATCGTCGGAAGGGTTTTCTTCCTTATTTAATAGCAGCGTCACGCGCTCGTCACGTTTTCGCTGACGCTCTTTTTGTTTCCGTTCATTGGTTGCTGCACGCTTCTCGACATAACCTCCGGCGTAATCGGTCCAATCATGGATTATCCAGGAACCGCCTTTTTCGTTGAGCAATCCGGACTCTACAAGCGCCTGGATCAATTTATCGGCCTTGCCTTTATAGCGCATGACTTCGGCGATTGTGCCAACGTCCTGCCGGGTAAAAACGCCATCCTCACGGTTATTGAGCGCCCATATCCACAGCCGTACCAGCTTTCCGACAACCATGTCTTTATCCAGCTTTAAGGCTTCGGCTACTTTTATAACCTTCGGATGATCGGATAGTGTCTCGTCAATTTTGAGCCATGCCATAGGCGTTAATCTCCATTTGTTGACAGTTTGCGACTTCAAGTTCGCTGACGGCGCGCTTAAAAGTCGCCAGCGCGCGCCTGCGCTCACGCGCCACGAACTCGTTCCATTCGGCGGCTGTAGCGGCGATGTAGTACCCGCCCGTGGGACAGCCGACGATCCACACGCCGCGTCTGCGGGCTTCGGCGATTTCAAGACGAATGCGGCGGTCGCACAGGCTGGTTCTGCGCGTCAGCTCCGCGCGGGTTGTGGGCCGCTCGTTGTCCCGACTGATGTATAATTCGATGGCCATAGTCTCACCTCCCCGAATATAAAAGGGGCGCATAAGATTTGCGCCCCATCCAATACAACACACAACATATAGTTTTGCTTCGTCTATTTCATGCGTTCGCCTTCCTGGCTACACCTGTCGGTCGGGTTGCGCGGCTTACGTGCTAACGTCCTATGGTTACGCGCTTTCGCGCGGGGCCATCAACAGACATATACTTCCGCTCCGGTCTGTTTCTGTACTTCCTCACGGAAGCGTCTCTCGTCGCTGTTGTTGTCGCTTAGATGCAGCAGATAGATTTGCTGCACCCTGCTAAGATCGTTCGCTTTCAGCATGTCGGTCAGGTGCTCCAGGCTCATATGGCTTTTAACGAGCCTTGGCGCAAGCTCAACGGGGATATAGCCGGCCTCGATGCTTTTCCTGACTCCCTCCTGCGAGTAGTTGCACTCGGCCATAATGTGCGTCAAACCGGAAAACCGGTATTTGACGTAGTACGTGTCCGTGAAATACAGCAGCTTTTCGCCGGTCTCCGTACTTTCGCACAGAAAGCCCAGAGGGTCCGGCGCGTCGTGCTGTACATCAAAAGGAAGGACCCTGAAAGTCCCGATTCCGAATACTTCCAGGGCCCTGACGGTATGAACGCGATGCCCAGACAGCCCGCATTCTTTGATTGTGCCGAAGCTTGTATAAATATCTATACCGTTCTTGATCAGGTCTTTCGCGGCCTTGCTATGGTCCTGATGGGCATGTGTGATCAGGCACCCGGCAGCCTCATATAGCTTATATCCGCAGCCAGCCCTTATTGCCTTCATGGGTATTCCGGCGTCCAGCAGCAGGGTTGTCGTGCCGTCGCTGACTACGTAAGCATTGCCGCTGCTGCCGGACGCAAGTACCTTAATGTCCATCAAAAGGCCGGAGGAAGGATGGTCTGTTCTGCCTGCTTGATCTCGCCGGTTTCCTTGTCAATCTCCGGCTCTGGCTCCTTCGTTGTGTCGATTTCAACGGCGTTCGCCTTTTCGGCTATTTCAGCCTCGGCCTCGGCAACGGACTGGTCGATAACCGAATACTGAGACGGTTCAAGTTCGATGATCTCGTCATCGGAGTAAATACCCATGATCATATCTGGGCAGTTGAGACGGCCGAAGAAGGCCGCTGCGCGATAACGAATCATGACTTCCGGCATGGTCTTCCATTTTGAACCGTTTCTGCTATACCAACCCTCGTCCTTCGCCATCTGCATTGTAATCACAGGGCCTTTGACGATATGACCGGTTTTGTCTTCCACAAAGGCGAAGCAGGAAAGGCTATCACCTTTCCCGGTCAGCTCATATTGAAGCTCGGTCTTGTACTTGCGGCTGCTGTTGATCATTGCAACGACGTACTGGCTGCTCCACGCCGGCCGGCCGTTGACGATATACAGATTCTGCATAACCATCAGCGGGCTTGTCCTAAGACGGTTCGCCATTTCAAGAGCAATGATGCAGTTGCCGATATTGCCTTGGTAGTCCTTTGGCACGATGGTGGAGGACGAAAGAGCCGCCGCCATCCTCTGAGCAAGAACGAAGGTCTTCTGGCTTTCGAAGATGTTTTCAAGCCTGACATCCGGCACCTGCATAAGATTGGTTTCCTGCTGTGCGTTCACGTTTGTTTCTGCCATCTTGTTTCCTCCTTACGCGGCGCATTCGCCGCGGTTGTAGTCAAGCTCCATGCGCAGCGCCTTATCAGGCTCCGAAACGACCAGGCGAATAACCTGTGTGTCGGAGTGAATCAGGCGCGTCACACTCTCAGCGTTGTCGATGAACACCGGCATGGTGATGCCCCAGCATCTTGACAGCGCGTCGATGATCTCCAACCCGGCGTTGATCCGGGCGGCGTTGTTGGCGAAAGTATAGGGCACCATGCGCCCCGTGTCGGTCGGGATCATGACTTCGCAATCGTCTTTCAGACCACCGTTGATTTGCTCCTGAAACAGCCTGAACCGCACATTTTTAAACTTTCCGTTGATCTGCTCGGTCAGCATACTGACTTTCGCTTTCGTGAAAAGGTCGCAAAGGTAGATGCCGCGCTCGACGTCTTCGTACTGCGCCGCAAGGTCCTTCTCCTGCGCTTTCAGTTCTTCGATGCGTTTCAGCTGGATTTCTGCCTGCGCGGCCTGACCCTTTCTCTGCTGAAGCTCCCGGATTTCACTCTGAAGGGTGGTCATTTTCGCGTTTACAGAAGCGGTAACTTCGCTGGCGCTTAATACCGCATCGCCTTCGATCGCGCGGCATTCGCCGATTCTGGCAGCCAAGGCGGTGTATTCGGGGGTCGTTTCAAATGGCGGAGCCGTCTTTGCCTGCGCTTTCAGGGCGTCCAGCTGCTGCTGCAGCGTCTGGATCTCGACGTCCAGTTTGTCGGCTTCCTCCTGCTTGCCGGTCATGGTCTGCTCGGCTGCTTTGATGCTGTCCTTGCTGGCGACCTTCAAGCCGCGTTCGTTGATCGCGGTCAGGCGGTTGCTCTTTTGGACGTTGAAGTCCTCGCGCATCCGGGCCACGTCTTCTTCCGGCAACGCCCGATGGCAGGTAGGACAGACAGACTGCTTTTCGTCCCAGCGTTCTTCCAGCAGGGCGTTATACTGTTTCAGCAGCTCCCCGCGAATGGTGTTCATCTCGTCGATGTCGCGCCTATACCGGCATACCTCTGACTGCGCCGCATCCCGAAGACCACGAGCCGTGAATATCCGGCGCTGGATGGAATCGATCTCTGAGTTTGCGCCTTCGCTGTCAGCGGCGGCCTTTGTATAGTAGGCAACCCTCGCCTCGGCTAGGGCGCCGACAGCATCAGCCGTCAATTTCCGGGCTTCCGCAACCGCAGCATTTCCAGTCAGCGCAGCTGCCTTCTGCCCGGACAGGGCCTCGTAGTCCTTTTCAAGCAGGGCAAGCCGTTCGTCGATGGTACTCACATTGACCTTCTCTGCCGGGATGGCGCGCTGCGCCTCGTCGATTCGACCGGGTATACCCAGCAGTTGTTTGTTGATATCCGTCTTCTTCGCCGCCGCGATCTTCTTGTATTCGTCGACGCTGTACCGCTGACAGGCGGTGCCGGGCATAATCAGATATGCCGGAAGCTCCGCAAGATCGGTGGACGAGTTAATCACGTCGTCGTCTGTAACGTCGCCGCAGATTTCCAACAGGATTTTTCGCCGGGCATCCCAAGGCATGTCCTCGGAAAAATAGTTCGGCATGGTGAGCATCTTCATTTTTTCGGCGCCACCGCAAAAGGCAGTCAGCGCTGCCGTGTACTCCTTTTCTTTAGTCGGAACGCCGTCTATGAAAAAATCGACGGAATGACCGTCGAACTCGTCCGTGGCGGAGCCGCGCTTCTTCTTGTAAACCTCGTGGAGGACCTTCCGAAGCGTTACTGTTCGTCCATCGTCGGCGGAGAACTGCGCTTCAGAGGCATGGTCAAGATAGTGAACTTCGCCGCTCGGCCCCCTGGTCTTCGGTGTGAAGTTCTTCGCGCCAGTGCTCGCCTTATCGAACAACAGCCACGTCAAGGCGTTGAATACGGTGGTCTTGCCCGTGGCGTTATCACCGTAGAGGCTGGCGCTGTTGCCGTCAAACTCGAAAAGGGCGTCCTTGATGCCCTGGAAGTTTTCGAGCTTCAGATATAATATTTTCATTGGTTCCCTTTCAGCATGCCGCGGCATGCGCTCTGTATGATATCTTCTGTTTCTTCCGGTCGCCGTAGTCCAGCATCCCTTCGCCGACCAGATGCACCAATAGGGGCCGGATACGGGAGGGAGACTTGTTCAGCATCTTTGCGACTTCCTCGGCGGTAAACTCACCCTTGCTGTCGATGGCGTCCATGATGCGGTCGCACAGGTATTCGTCGCTAAAGTTCAT